ATCCTGTTGATCATTTTGTGAAACAGCTGTATGAAAGATATTATCCAAAGCAGAGCGCTGAAGCTATGAGTACCTATCAACGAACCAATCCAACTTTGCAATTGCGTTTGGATCATTTGGAAAAATATGCTGAACCGCTTGTCAAGACAGTTCCGGTTGAAGAACTCAAAGAACAGGTTGATTTATTTATTGAGGAAGTAGCTTCATTGTCTACTTTTAAAGAATTAGCGACCACTGTTTATGAGATGGTCACTGAACAAAAGTTTGATGATATCCAGATTGATGGCAGCTCTGCTTCAGGCTATCCCTTTAAACAGGGTAGTAAGAAGGCTAATGATCGCATTGAGGCAACAAATGTTGCGGTTAGGTTGATGCGTGATGAATGCCAATTTAGAGATTACATTAATGATCATGTTTGGTACACTACCGGGCGAGCTCGTATGCAGAACGCTGGATCAGTGCCAGCCAGTAGGATAATAATCTACGCTGGTTATACATATCTTTTGATCGCCATGCTTGCTTTGCAGCCATGGTGTCGTTTTATGAATAAGACCTTCGATTGGTGCGGAATTGGTTTTTCGTGGATGTACGGAGGTGCTGGTAAATTAGCTGCTTTCATGAAAGCTGAGAAGGGGTATGCTCCTGTTGGCTATCGTTACGTTTCATTAGATGTCAGTGGCTGGGACACGAAACTTCATCATGATATTATGATGTTACTTCACAGGTTTTATCATGGTTTGATGATTAAGATTGGTGTTCCAGCCGCTTATAGAGCTATGCTTGAAACAATAATTGACAGTATGGTTGAAGCTTCCGTTCTTATGCCTCTTGGTCATTGTTTTAGATTGATTCAAGGTATGAAGAGCGGATGGGCCGCTACTGGTAATGACAATACGTTATTGCATGAAATGATATTTCGTTGCATAATGCGTCGTCTTGGTTATATGCTGCACATTTTGTATGGCGATGACAACTTGATGTTAGTTCCTGATTCTGTCACAGATGACATGTTGGTTTCTGAATATACTAGATTTGGTTTGAAGATTAAGATCATACATTCATCAAGGTATCTTGGTGATGTTGATTTTTTGTCAAAGCACATACATTTCAAAGACGGACATTATTACGTATTTCGAGCAGCTGTTGAAACGCATGCTCGCATCTTGATGCCTGAAGAAATGGATCCCAGACGTCGCGATCGTCCTGATCCTGTGATAGCTGCCGAACGTATACTTGGC